GGGGCGGGCGCGGACCTGGGCCGAGCTGGGCGGTCGAGCTGTCGCGCGGATTGAGCGGGTCCCGGCCTGGGCCGCCGCCCCCGCGGCCGTCGTCCTGCGTGAGAACTCCTCCGCCTTCGACGGGATCCCTGAGGAGCTGCTGGCCGGGAACGGGCTGTCCATACGAACCTGGTTCGCGGTCCCGGTCTCCTGGGACGCCGTCCCGGTCGAGCGCCGCCCCGCCCCGGACTCCCGCGCCCGAGTCGTGCACCCGACCCAGATCCGCCGCTGGCAGGACCGCTACGCGATGGCCGCCGCCCACGCGCCGAGCGCGCGCCTCGCCCTGGAGCGCCTTCAGGGCGTCCTGTAAGCCCCATAGACGGCCCGGCACCCTCGCCCCGGTACCTGCACCTAGGTACCGGGCGTTCGGCCGTCTACGGGGCTTACACGGCATCAGCTGTCCGAGGGGCCTCGCCTGGCGCGCGGAGGGGCCGTGTAAGCCTCTCTGAGGGCCTATAGACCTCCTCCCGTATGGACGGCCCCTCCAAGCCCTCAAAGCCCCTCAGAGACGCTCCTAGACCCCTCTACGGGCATGAAACGGCCCCGCACACCTCACGGTGTCCGGGGCGCTCTCCCAAGGGACGATCAGGCCCAGTCCTCCCCTTCCTCACTGACCCAGCCACCGCGGCCAGGGACGCGGCCGGGCATGTCCGCCGGCCCGACCTCGTCGAACTCGCTGTGCAGGAGCGCGGAGGCGGTGGAGTCCTCGGCCGGCTTCAGGGCGTGCCCGCCTCGGGTCCGGTACCAGCCACCGCGTCCCCCGGGGTAGCACTTGCGCGACCGCTCGGCGGAGATCGTGCAGACCTTGGAGCCGCCGGCTGAGGGGGACTTCTCAGCCTCGGAGTTTAGTGACTCCATGATCTCGGAGACCCGCTCAGCCTGAGCCTCGCGAGCCTGTGAGGCCTGAGCGTGGCTGTGGCCCAGGATGGCCCCCACGATGGCGAGGGCGACGATGGCCAGGGTGGCGACGGTGGCGATGATCTTGACGGAGGGGGTGGGGCGGTTCGTGCTCATGGCTTAAGTGTATGCGTGCATACACCCCGCCTGCAAGCCGCAAGCGGGGTGTATTCAGTGACGTCCGTCACTCAGAAGACGTTGGCCTGGTGCAGGATCTCCCGCACCTGCCCGGCATCCCGGCCGTGCACTACCAGAAATCCGTTGTCCGGGTCGGGCTCTACGGTGGCTACGACTTTCGCTCCGAGGGCGGGACTCTCTCGCAGGACAAGAGTCGGGCCGCGATCCTCAACTGCGTGGCCGGCCTCTGCCAGGACCCGACGTGCGTCTCGCATGCGCTCAGACGCGCTGTCCAGACGGATGACGAGGGGGAGGACGTAGATGATGGTGGGATGCTCCTCAGGAGCCCGGGAGCAGTCCATGCGGAGAGGTCCGACGGCGAGGCACGGCCGCGGCTCTCGGTCTCCATAGGTGAGTCGGGCCGAGTACTCCTTGACTGTGCCTCCCGGCGTCAGGTGAGCGGTCACCTCGACACGGCCGTTCTCGCCGTCGCGCACGGTGACGGAGTGGTCGCCGTAGCGGGCGTAGTCGGACCGGGGCTCCGGTAGGCGGCGCTCGGGGCCGAGGACGTCGCGCAAGACGTCCAGCAGCTCGGCGGCGATGCGATTCATCTTCTCGGCGTAGGTCTCAGTGTTGCTCATGTCACATTCCTTTTGTGAGGTGGTCGGCTACGTACAAGATAAGGCTAGCGCCACCCCGGTGGGCGGCGCTAGCCCCGATATCCCCATCACAGTTATCTCAGTCACTCACCTCCGCCCCGCCCCTCGGAGGAGAGCTGGGCGATCCTGCGGTCGAGGTACGCCCTCGCCTTGCGCAGATCCTCCAGGCGCTTCTCCTCGCCGCCCTTGCGTCCCTGCCGAAGCAGGTACTTGCCGCAGTTCCACAGGAGGGGGTCCTGCGGGAAGGCCGAGTCCAGCACGTCCCACGACTCGACGTTGGCCGCGTCGCTCAGACCGAGCGCGGCGAGCGACTGCCCGAGCCAGGTGTAGTGGCCCGGGGCCTCGACGGCCTCCGACTCTGCGCCCCGCGGGTCGGGGACCGGTGGGAACCCCTCGTAGGGTCGGTAGTCCTCCCAGATCTCCAGGTAGCGACGGCTGGGCGTCCCGTACGAGGAGAACCCCACCTCGCGGTAAGCGGGCTCCAGACTCTCTGGCACGTACAGGGTCATGTCCCCGTAGCCATAGGGGTTCTGGGTCGGGTCATCCAGGCCGTGCGGAGGGGTGGGCGAGGACCAGTAGAGGCGGCGAGACTGATCTGAGCCGATCGGCTCCCGGTCCAGAGCCTCGACGTACTCATCGGGAAGGGTGAGCTGGACGCTCGGCGTAAGGCCGTCCCTGACCTCCAGCCAGGCCCCGTCCCCGAGGTACAGCTCGACGGACGGGTCAAGGTCCGGGAGGGTGTCCTCGCTGATGACGTATGTCCCGTCCTCCAGGAGGATGCGACCTCCCCCGTCGTGAGAGGCCTCCAGGTAGGCGGAATACAGGGACCGGTTGTCCCGGGCCAGGTGGTCGAAGGAGGAATATCTACCCACGGGAGATCCTTTCTTAGGGGTGTTGACGATCAGTTCTAGGCGGCCTCGTAGGCGTTCTCCGAGCGCGAATGTGGGGAGGCTGATGGCCAGGGCCGCGGTCGTGGCAAGCAGGGCGTCGGTCACGAAGACGCCCCGTCCCGGGCGCTCATCCACGCCGTCACAGCCTCCAGAGCGGAGGCCCCGAACGCGGCGGGGATCGTCATGCCGGTCGGGTAGACGCCCCAGCAGCGCTGACCGCAGCTCTTCAGCTGGGCGACGGCCTGCCCGTTCTCGTAGACGAGGCACGTCTTGGCCTCGTGCAAAGTGTCCGCGTCGAGCGGTTTGATTCGCGCCTGAGGGTGGCGGAGGACGCGGGTCCATGTTGTCCTGGTTGGTGAGGTCTTTGTGCTCATGTTTCCTCGCTAGGGGTTGGAGGTGCGGGCTTGCCCTAAGCGTATGCCGTCATACGGCCTAGAGCAAGCCCGCAGTGGTCAGATCAAGGTGAGTTGGGACTCATCCCCTCCGTCGCCGATCTTGGGAGGCTTGCGCTTCCACTGGCCGAGGACTCGGTCAACAGTCTGCCGGGTCATTCCTGAGACCTCGCTCAGGACCGACTTCGACACGCCGCGCGAGTAGGCCGCCAGGACCTCCTGCTGGAGCGCAGCGCGGGCCAGCTTCGCGTCCCGGCGGGACTTCCGGTCGAGGCGCGCGGCCTCCTCCAGCGGATCGTCAAGAGGGGGCGCCGGCTCCAAGTCGTCGGTCTGAGAGGTCGGGAGTCGTTGCTCCAGGGCGTGGACGTGCTCCTGCGAGTCCTCCAGGGATTTCGCCTGCTGAACGGTCAGCGATAGCAGCTTGCGCAGGTCCGCAGCCATCGCCCGCTCGGCGTCGATCCCGAAGGCGCCTCGATAGCCCATCCCGGCGGCCCAGTCCTCCAGGCGCTTCGGCAGGTCGGCAACGTCGTTGATAGATGTCATAGGTGTCTCCTATAGGAACTTGGTGAATTGGTACTGGTCGGCAGGCACCACCGCCCACCAGGATCGCCGCGGACGCTGATACTCCGATACCGAAGTACGGATCAGCCTCAGCGGGTTACGCATATCGACGATGTCGCGGACAAGGTCCGCGGTCGAGCCGTCCTTGGCAATCCACAGATCAATGTGGTCGTGCATCCTCTCCAGGCGGATGCGGAGTCCGCCGTCACTAAGGACCAGTGACCTGCGGCCGGCCTCCTTAGGTTGGGTAGACACCTCCCGGAGAATATTCAACCCGTTCACGAACGCGATGCTCGCGAGCTCGACGGCTACCGAGTAGCTAACCTTTAGGTGAGAGGCGATGAAGAATCCGCTGATACGCGGGCACACGTTCAGCATTCCGTCACCCCGTAGCCCCATCTCCGGCCTCCCGCAGCTCGGCCGTGAACCCCTCACGCAGGGCACGCCTGATGTAAGGTCCCAGGCAATCCGGGTCCGGCTCATCCATGACGAACTTCTCTACCGTCCCGGTCGGCCTGCCGCCGGCGTAGGCGACGTCGAGCCGGTATGGGTCGGGTAGGTGACCTACTCTCACGTCCACGTCACTCACCGTCTTCCAGGTAGCGGGTAGCCCAGGCCAGGGCCAGGGCGACGACCTGAATCACCTCGGACTCCAGGTCCGAACCGTGACCGGTCTCGGCGTCGTTGTCGTAGGCCAGGCAGGCCGCAACCTCGCCGATCTCCTCAACGAGGGCGAACAGGCGCGTGGCCTCGGTGTGCCCGTCGCACTCCAACGTCATGCCGGGGTGCTTCTTCGCGGAGCGGGAATACTCCTCCAGAGCGAGACTCAGGACGTCAACGCCCTCGGGCAGGAGGTTCGACGCCGCTCGGGCGATCTTCCACAGCCACTCCCTAGCCGTCGCCTTGTGCAGGTACGCGGACCTGATCAGCAGGAACGCGTAGTGCAGCATCCAGGAGAGCTCTCCCTCCGTGGAGAGTATCCCCGGGGGGAGGGTCCAGCCGTGGAACTTCTTGAAGCCCTCCTTCCAGACCTCGATCATCCGGTTGCGCGTGACGATCTCGGCCGGGATTGGGACGGCAGCCTTCTCCAGCAGGTCGTCAATCTCGGACAGCTTGCCGGAGGTGTACGCCCAGATGTAGGCGTTCTGGAGCGCGCTCTCCAGCTCCGAGACGCGCCTCTGCGCCGCCCGGAACAGGGCGTCCGGGCAGTTGTTCTGCGGTGACTCCATCGTGTCTCCTAACGTAGTTGGGGTGGACGTATGAAATCATACGTCCACCCCTAAGGAGATGCAAGCCGTCAGAATCTCGGAATCGCTCCGGCCAGTGAGAGTCCGCTCACAGCGCGACGGATCGTCCCCCTTGGGACGAACAGTGACGCCTGGCCGGCGTCCCGCAGCCCGAGCAGGCCCATGCTCAGGGCGTCCACCTGGTCATCGTGGCGGCCCGAGGGGAACGCACGCATCTCAGAAATGAGCTCATTCACCCACCCGTTGCCTGGGTCCGAGGGGTGAGGCAGGTAGACGTTGCCGGACTCGATCTCCGGGGTGACCGCGCGAGCCCTGACCTCCTTGGACGAGCGGGGCTTGATCGGCTTGATGCCGGCGACCTTCTTACGCAGCACGTCGATAGCCGCCGTACCGTTGGCCGCGTCCTCGACTAGACGTTGATGGACGAACGATCCGCCGGGGCTCGCCTTGTCGTCCAGGTCGCCGGCGTTGCACCAGCGCAGCATCTTCTCCAAGGTCTGGGTGAAGGACCACTGACCCCGCTGCTGAGCGATCAGGAACCGGTCGGGTCCCTGCCTGCACCAGCGCTGGCCGACGGCGTAGTCCGACGTCGAGGAGCCCGTGAAGGTGAGGTCCCACGAGTCGAGCCACTGACCGCGCTCCAGGCGCTCGCGCGGCAGGAGGATCACAGAGTCGTCCCCGTCCTTGACCTTGGACGGATCCGTCGTCCAGAACCGCAGCCAGCCGAGGTTGAAGATCGATCCGTCGGCCGGCGTCGGGTGCTGCTGGTACAGGGCCTCCCACATGTACGAGCCCACGGAGCGCTTCAGAGAGTCCCAGCGCTCCAGCGCCTCCTCCCGAGTCTCCTCAACCAGAGGGCTGTAGAGAGGGTCTCCGGGCTCGCGGCCGAGGGGGTCGTCCTCCTCGGCGATGGCGGGGAAGATGACGTTCTCCCACCTGCTGGCGTCGGGGTTCTTGGCCGGGTTCAGGAGGCGGCCGATGAAGTCGTCCTCGTGCCATCGCGTGGCGATGGCGATGCAGAGGAAGGGCGGCTCCAGACGCGTCACGGCGTTGGCCTGCCACCAGTCCCAGATGGCCTCACGCTTCGACTCGCTGTGCGCGTCGGCGAAGTCCTTCACGACGTCGTCCATAAGCATCACCTTGAAGCCGAGACCGGTGATCGACTGCCCCGGGGCTGAGCGGGAGACGATGCCGCCCCCGCGGGTCGTCTGCCACTCGCTCACGGCGCCGGCGTCGGACGCGATCTTAATGCCCCACTTCTCACCGTCCTCCTCGACGAAGCGGCGGACCTGACGGCCCCACGCCGTGGCGAGCTGGGGCGAGTGCGAGATCAGACCGATCTTCCAGTCCGGGTGCTGGCGAAGGAGCCAGATCGGCAGGTTGATCGAGGTCAGCGTCGACTTGCCCATGCGCGGAGGCATGGAGATCGTCATGTATCGGTTCTCCCCGTTCTCGACGGCGCGCACGGCCTCGGCCAGGCGGTCGGAGAGGTACTGGATGTGGGGGCGGCCGGCGTAGGCCTCGTCGAGCTGCTGCGCGCTTTCCAGGGGGTCGGACGCCTGTCGGTAGGTCGGGTCGTGTGGGTATGGGGCTCCAGCGTGGGGCTTCCCGTCGCACGAGGGGCGGTCGCACTTCGGCTGGTTCTCCAGCCACGCCTGGCGCTTGATGAGCGCTTCCAGCTCCTCCTCCAGCTGGGCCGGAGTCATCTCCCACGGCTCCATCTGCTTCTTAACGCGTGACATAGGTATCTCCTATCGCTGAGGTGGAATCTCGTATAGATACAGAATACCGCCACCCCTATCCCCGAGGGTGGCGGCATCTGTCCCAATGTCCCGGGCCAACGCTACTGCTCGGCGTCGATCACCTCAACCTCGGCCGGGCCTACGTCGATAAGTCCCTGCTCACGCTTGCGGCGCTCGACCTCCGCGACCAGCTGCTCGATCCTCGAAGTCGTGGCCGAGGCGGTCATCTCGGCCAGGTTCGAGGAGACCTCGACCTGGATCTTGGCCGAGGCGGCTCCGGCTCCTGCGGCCTCCCGCTCGATGCGCGCCGCAACGTCCATCATCTGGACGATCCCGTTCGCGCTCATCCGGGAGATCCTGTCCTCGGTGAGGCTGTCGAGCCACATCTCGGCCTTCTCCAGGGCCTTGCGGCCTAGAGCCCGATGACGATCCCCCATGGCGATCCGGTAGCGGACGAGCTCGTTCGCCTCGTTCTCGGCCATGTGCTTGTCCCAGGCCTCGACTCGCTCCTTCCACGACCACCGGGCAGAGTAGGAGTTGCCGTTGGGCGCATCCCGCACCCGCCGGCGCTCCATGTCCCGGTAGGTCTTGAACGAGTTGTAGGCCGCCTCGGTCTCGCCATCCTGCCGCTTCCAGATCGGACGCGTGTAGTCCAGCGGGGCCGGCTTGCGGGGCGCCGGAGGCTTCGCGGTAGTCACAGCCCCTCCAGAACAGAGGTCAAGTCCTGTGACGGTGCCATGGCTCGATTCACGAGGGCTCTAACCAGAGACTGAGCGAAAGCCTCAGCGAACTCCTCGCCCCAACCCTGCTCGCTGACCATCCGGGCACGGATGCCCGCACAGGCGGCCGTGATCGAGAGGATCGTGCTGCCTGCGACCATGAGCGCGTCGCTGGCATCGGCCACTCCGCTGTCGGGCTGCTCAGGGATGTCATCAATCACGGCCCGTGCTGCGGTACTCATTGAGCAAGTCCTCCTTCTCCTGCTTCTTCATCTGATCAACCATGATCCGGTAGATGCGAGCCACGGTCTTGGCGTGCCAGCACGACGCGTAGCGCGAGTGCTGGCCGTGCTTGCAGGTGCACGTGAACCTTGGGTAGCCGTGGTCCGACTTCAGGACCACGTGGTGGAACCTCTTCCCGTCGGCACGCTTCGTCTCCCCAGTATTCCGAGCCGAGTAGGACCTCACCCACCAGACCCGAGGGTTCACCTCATCCTGGTAGACGGCCCCGGTCCTCCAGGTCTCGCGGGCCGACTTCAGCTGGGCCGGAGTCATCTTCTCCCACTCCAGCTGACGCACGAAGTCGAACTCAGTCGCTGTCAGCCTAGCCCTCGCCACTGAGATCACCTCCTGCCCCGACGACCGGGTACATGCTCGACAGCGTGGAACCGGTCAGCGCCTCACGCACGGCCCACTCCGCCTCGTCGGCGTCCAGGACGGTGCAGGCGCCGCCGCCGGCGGCGCGCACGCGGCGAATCTGCCGTACCTGCTCGACCGACGTGCGGGCCAGGGCGTGGGCTCGGGACTCGCCTGGCTTTTGGTGCTTGACCTCCAGGAAGATCAGGCGGCCCTCGACGCAGCACAGCACGTCCGGGATCCCTGCCTCCATGTAGACCGAGCCGTGCATCTTCCAGGTGACCGACTCCGGCCAGACCTGGGCGATGCGGCGCCGGATGGCGTCCACGACGCCGCTCTCCTTGCTAGCCATGTCACTCCTTTCTGTCTAAGGGGACGGCCCCGCTACTGCGGGGCCGTCTCACTATTTGGACCTCAGAGGTCCAGGTCGTCGATGTCCAGAGCGTCCACGTCGAGCTCGACGGCGTCCTCAGCGTCCGCTGCCGGGGCAGGCTTGGCCGGGGAGGCCGGAGCCTCGGCCGGCTCGTCGATCTCGCCAGCCATCGGGTCGTCCGCAGGCTCGGCCTTGGCCGGCTTGGTGGCGCGAAGGTACTCGCGCACCTCGGACTTGACTCGACCGTTGTAGGGCTCTCCGTCCTCCACAACGATGTCGACCGGGCGGCCGATCAGCGAGCGCGGGTTCAGGGCGATCTTCTTCTTGGCGATCTTGACCCCGAGAGCCTGAAGGAAGGCGGCTGAGCGGAACATGGCCTTCTCCGTCTGCGGGAGACGGTCGATGATCTGCTGACCGGCGTGCGGGCCCTCGGTGATCTCCAGGTAGACGACGAACATCGCGTTTCCGGCCTTGGAGGTCGTCTCCTCGAAGTCGGAGACCTCGGCGCGGTAGGTCCCGGGGGCGACGTGGGCGGTGGAGGTGTCCTTGTAGTTGGTGAAGTCGAAGGTCAGAGCCATGGTGATTTCTCCTGTGAGGTTGGGTTACTGGGTGATCAGTTGTCGGACTTGGCCGACTTGTCGGCGGCGGGCTTACGCTCCGGGACTCCACCCACTCCGAGGAAGCGGGAGAGCTTCTCCAGAGTCACGGGGTGGTCGCGCCCTAGGACGGACGGGACCTTCCCGCGAAGGTTGTAGGGGATACGGGCCTTGGTCCCGTACTCCGGGTCGGTGCCGAAGCGCACGATGTGCTTCAGCGAGGGGCCGTCGTCGCGTCCGGTGTTGTCGAGGTCCTCCTCGACATCGGCGTAGATGATGTAGTTCGGCGTGGCGCGGATGATCGACTGAGCTCCGCGCTGGACGTCCGGGGAGCGGCGGACGCCTCCGTTGATCTCGTCCTCGACCATCTTGACCTGCGCGGTCATGACGACGTGCATCGGCTCGGGCCGGTTGCCGTCGGCGAGGCCGTACCAGAACACCGCCGTGTCGGTCATGATGTCGAGCGCCTGGCCCCACGTGCGCTGGTCGGCGGGGGCGGTTCCCTGCTTGATCTCGCGCACCGCGGTCTCCGAGAAGCCGGTGAGGTAGCGCATCGTCATTTTCTGGAGGGCGGTGAGACTGTCGAGGATGACGGCCTTGTAGCCGTGGCCTCCCTTGTCCAGGCTCCAAAAGATGTCGTCCAGTGCGGTGACGCTCTCCGGGCGGACCACGTCGATGTTCTTGGCGTAGGGGGCGTTCTTGAAGGACTGAGTCCCCTTCTCGCCCGGCAGGTCGATGAACAGGGTCTTGCCCATCGTGGCGACCGTGGAGGCGAGGCTCGACTTGCCGGCCCCCTGGGCCCCGAGGATCAGCCACCGACCGTAGTCGGCTGCCTCCTCGTTCACGTCAACAATGTTGACGCCGGCGAAACTGGCCATTGAATTTCCTTCCGCTGTTTGGGTGGTGACTTAACTGTAGGTGTATGACGGCAGGCATTGCAAGCCCGGAAGGCTACCTGCCGCTGTGAGACGGGTCACGGTAGCGTAGGCCGTACTCCTCAGGCGCGTACTCCCCGCCCGGTCCGCCTACCATCTGAGCACGGCACAGGTCGGCGAACTCACAGAACTGGCACGTCGCCTTCCCTAAGTTGCGCGGAGCCTCACCTCGGCGATAGGCGCGGACCCGCGTCCGGGAGATGTCCGAGCAGGTGTCAGCCGCGGCCTGAAGGTGAGAGCGCACCAGGTAGGGGCTCACCGGAGTCAGGTGACGGGCGAACCACTGGCTGACGGCCTGGGGCGAGACCAGGCGCTCGATCTCGGCCTCCGCGGCCGTGTAGGTCCCCGCGGCGCTGCCGTCCTTCTTCATCCCCTCGAAGGGGACGCCGTCGGCGCACCACTCCAGGTACGTGCGGAGGTCGTAGTCCTTGACCGACGCGCTGAGCTTGCCGGCCTTGGTGATCTTGGGCGTCTTCGGCGCCTTGGACCTAACTCGATCGAAGGCGACGGCGCGCGGAGACGGCAGTCCCCACTCAGCGCAGTAGGGAGACAGGCCCCACGCGTAGAGCTGGACCTGGCTGTCCATCATCTCGTCCAGGCTCGTCACCTGGCCAAGCGTGCCGGACGTCTTGCAGTCCCGCACCACGACGATGCCGCGCTTGCGGTCCTGGTAGACCTCGTCGGCGTAGCCCCACAGAGTGACCCCAGTGCCAGGGACCTCGCGCTCCCAGCGCTGTTCGACGGCGAGGACGGCCTCGTTCTCCGACTCCTCGTCCCAGCGCTCCCGCCACTCGGCGTAGACGTGGGAGAGGCGCTGCGAGAGGGGCTGTCCGAGCCACTCTATCCAGGTCTCGCGGGCTGTCTCACCCAGGCGGTCCCAGTAGTCCTGAGAGGTGGAGATGATCTCATCTGGTGAGACGGTGCCGGGAAACGTCGGCCCGGTGTCCGTGGTCTGAATCTCCTCGAGCTCGACCTTCAGGGTCCCCTCGGACCTCCCCTTGGCGAGCCGGTCCGCGGCGCGAACGGCGTGGAACCATGATCCGAAGTCTAGGGCTGGCGTGATCTCCGAACGGGAGCGGCGCAGGCCGTCGAGATAGCGGTACTTCCACGCCTGCGGGCAGCGGCGGTGGAGGGTGAGTGAGGAGTAGGTGGCCTTCTCGGCCGTGGTGACGTCCTCCTCGGGGCGTTGGGCGGGGCTCATGGCGATTGCTACTTCCTGTCGGCGTAGATGTGATTCATAAGGGTCTTCTCTAGGTCCGTGCGGTCCTGGTAGGCCTGGAAGACTAGGTCGTCCACAGTGTTCGGTGCAAGCGCGTACCAGAACGTGGTCGCGCTTTTCTGGCCGAGACGGTTGAGGCGGTCGCGGGCTTGCACGATGTCGTCGCGCTGCCACGGCAGGGAGGCGAAGATCGCGTTCCGAGCGGTGACCAGCTCGTTTACGGCGACCGACAGCGTCTTGATCTGAGCGACGATGACGAGGCGGGCCGGGCCGTCGGACCCGAAGCGCTGGCGCATCTTCAGACGGTCCTCCGGCTTGGTGGAGCCGTCGATCCTCAGGACCGTGGTCCGCTTGTCGGCGATCTCCTCCTCCAGAGCCGCTAGCTCTCGGGTGAAGGTGCCGAAGACGACGATGCGCTTCTCGTCCTCCAGCGTGTCGTGAATGAGGGAGGCGATGGTCTTGGCCTTGGACCGGCCGATCTCGCGCACCTGCCCGTCGTCGTCCGGCAGGTGGCCAGCCGTGATCTGCCGGAGCCGGGTCATGCGGACCAGCCGGCTGGCCGCCGTAGCCGAGTCCCCGCCGTCTCCCGCCTCGCGCATGTCGTCTTCCTCTCGGAACTCGACCTGGAGCTTCGTGCGCATGTCCTCGTACGCCTTCAGCTCCTTCTGGCTCATGGCTACGGGGAGGACCGTATCGACGGCGTCTGGCAGGTCAAGGCACTCCTCCTTGATGGCGACCGATGAGCGCTCTCCCATGATCTCCTCCAGGCGGTCCAAGTTCTTGAAGCCGACGACCTCGTGCCCCATGTACCCACCCATCTCGGCGTAGTCCTCCTTGAAGGCCTTGAACGTCGCAGGTTTTCTCTCGCCGTTCGGCTGGACCCTCCCGAAGGCCTTCGGGTCGATGAACCTCCACTGTCCGTAGACGTCGAGCGGGCTGTGAGGGATCACGGTCCCAGTCAGGCCGATCCGGCGCTCAACCCTAGATCCGATACGCCCCGCCAGCCTGGACGCGTTGGAGGAGACGGACTTGATCTTGTGCATCTCGTCGATCACAACGAGGTCCGGATCGAAGTCCGTGGCGGCGCTCAGCACGACGTCGGCCATCGTCTTGGACCCGACCTGCCGGCGCTGAGACAGCGTGTCCAGGTTGATCGCCTCAATCACGAGGCGAGGCCGCTCGTCGCCGAGCACGTCCGGGCCGGCCTTGGCCGCCGCCTTCCGGTCTAGATCTACGCCATCTCGCCGGGCGGCCAGCGCCCAGGAGCGGTTGGCGTGTAGAGCTCGGACACTGTCGCCGGCGCTGCGGCCCCTCCCTCCGGTCGGCTTGGCGATCTCCTTCCCGCCGCGGGCCCGGAGGGCCTCGACGCGCTGCATGACCGATCCGCCCAGGGCTTCGGCCCACACGTTGACCTGGGGGCTGACCCACTTCGGAGCCTGGAGCGCCCACTGATCAACGGCGGCGAGGGGGCCGATCACCAGGACGCGAGCCTCCCGTCGGGGCGAGGACAGGGCCAGCAAGGAGCAGTAGTCCAGCGTGACCGCCGTCTTGCCGGTGCCGGGCTCCATGAGGAGAGCTCCTACCCCGTTACAGGAGATGAGCTTCGCCAGGCCACGTTTCTGGTGGGCGAAGCGCGGCGGG